TCAACTGCTACCGTCAATTCACTTGTTCCATAGGTATAAACATCTATAGTACCCTGTTTCATTTTTTCAATATGAGTTAAACCCATTTCAGCAAAATAAGGGCAATATTTATTAACTGTATTACCTAACATAAATATTTTTACATTAGTTCTTTGTCTTATTATGGTACTGATTGTATTCATAAATAATACAAATTCATCTTGCAAATAAGTGAATTTGGTTAGAAATTCATCAAATAATATAGTTGTAATTCTAGGATATGATATACTTTTATTATGTTCTGTATCTGATAAAGCAAAAACATATCCTATACAATCACTATCAGAATATAAAGGTTTTCCATTATCAGCATATTTACAAACATAGAATTTACCAGCATAATAAGTAATACCTTCATATTCTCCATTACTTGCCTTTTTCACTTCTCCATTATAATTTAAGGCACTAAACATATCACTAGCCCTTTTACCAGTAATATCTTCCTTCCACCTTCTTATAATTGCCATTTGTCCACCATTTTTAAAATATTGTTCAATACCATACTTTAAAACTGCATAAGTTTTACCATTAGAACGCTCTCCAAATATCACATTATAAACACTATTCTTTTTTAAAATATTATCTAAACTATAATATTTTAATACTTGTTTTTTAGCCATAATTACACACCCTTTCTGTGTTTAAATAAATAACCTTCTTGAAAATCTTTTAAAAATTTACCGTATTGTTTACTAATTGATAAAGTAAACTCACATTTGCCTAGATGTATACATGAAGGAATAAAAATATCCTCAACATTGCCTTGATAGTCAACTGATTGTATTTTCATTTCTTCATCTATATAAGTATGAGTATTTTTACCAGTTTCATCAGCAGGTATATAAAGTCCATCATTGAACATATTAAACACTTTCTTATAATCATTATTACATACTCTTTTCATATATTCAATACCATTCTTTTTTGATAGTCCTGCAACTGTTAACGCCATATTACCATCATCATATCTAACCAGATATCTTTTAGCCCCTAGTGTTTTAAAATGTGTATAGTGTCCGTCATAATCCCATACTCCCATCATTTTTTCAACACCTTCTTTAGTTTTAGGTTTCATTAAATTAAAATCAATTTTTCTAAAATTACACATCTTTTTCAACTTCTCAATTAAATTTTTATTATACCATTCAATATATGGTATATGTTTTTCATAGTTTAATAATTTAATACTATCAGTGTCACTATACACATAATCTTCTCCAATATTTAAAATACCACTCCATAAATTACGCCTTGCATAAGCTGTAACCCATACCCCCCACGGATAATATAAAAACCTNTTCGGACTATTATTATATGTTTCTATCTGTTTTTCAATTTCTTCATCATCAGGTTTAACCATGTTCCATCCCTCCTTATATTCTATTAATTCCCTTACTATATCGGTAACTGTCATTCCGTAAACACTATTAAGCATACCTTTAGATAATAAATATTCTACTTCATAACCTTCAACGCCTTTTAAAGTTGTTTTATTCTGGTATAACTCTAGTATGCTTTCTAGTATCGGTCTAGGTAAATATTGCATATAGAATTTATAACAATTTGCTACTTCTGCTTCATCCCATGAATAACATTGTTTTAATATTTTATAGTCTATATCGGTAATAGTTGTTATAATTTCATCAGCTTGATATATCCTACCATTGTTAACCATTGCATTTTTTTGTTTAAAACATTTGCTTTCACTTAAATAGCTTTCATATGTTAGTTTAGAGTGCAACCCTTTAATTCTAATATCAAACATTAGCCCAACATCTTCATTATTTACTAAATCTTCAAAATTTTCTTTTCGTAAATCAACTTTAATTGGTCTACTCATTGGAAATTTCTCTGATAACATAACTGCCGGGTAACTACTTGTAAAATCTATGCTTGTAACATCTTCTAATGTTTTACCTACATAATTTAAACTAGCATGAGTAAAACCGCCCATAAAGCACCTTTTTAACATCATATATTCATCTAATGATACTGTTAGTTCTTCCATTAATTCCTTATATCTTTTATATTTACCTTTACTACTTTTATTATGGATTTTATTGCTAAAATAGCACTTATCTTTCACGAATTTTCTCACCCTTCCAGTATTAGTTAATGGTATTCTAGTAATGTTATTATCATATANNTGTATNTGNTCATTGATATAATATAGAATGATTAGAATATCATTCTTACAGTATGCAAGTTCTTCATCTGTTAAAACAGTTTTACTATTTCTAATTAATGAATAATCTAAATCACCTACTAACTTTTTAATTTTATGTTTAGTTAAATTTTTAGCCAAATTAGCCAATGAAAACCCGCTTAATATATAGCTGTCTTTAAATTCTATGCCTTGTTTTATTACTGCTTTTATAGGTTTTCTTTCATCTGTTGAAAACACATTTTCCCACTCAAAGAATTTTCTTATAAATTGAAATTCATAGCCTAAATTATGAACATATATAATTAATCTATTATATAAATTAAGGTCTAATTGATAAATTAACATCTGCATAAATTCCTCAAACTGTTCCCATGTTCTACCATAGTAAACAGTTTCACCGATTCCAAACATCCATATATACATATAGGCACACTTTTCACCATTGTATAACTGTGAAGTTGTTTCTATATCAAAAGCACATTCAATATTATAATACTTGATTACTTGTTCACTATGAGCATCATAATATGATACTGTTTCATAATCATCTTTATTAAGTTCCATATTCTGATACCATTCCATAGTAACACCCCTAACCTTATATTTTTATAAAGTCCCAGTCTTTAATACTTTCCAAAAATCCTTCTTGATTGTTTTCTACTTGTGATACCTTTTCTAGTTCTTGTATAAATATTTGTAATCTTTCTTCTGTACTCTGTACACCAGTTAAATCTAATACTCCTCGTTTAATTTGAACGTTAATTTGTTCCCATATTTTTTGATAATCTAAAGCTAATGCACTCATTTCACTCATTTTATAGTATTCCTTAATTTTTTCTGCTAATTTAAAAAATTCTCTTGANTTTGCTTTTAAATCTGCTAAACTGTTGTATTTAATACCAGTATTTTCTGCAATTTCTCGTAAAAATTTGTTTGCTTCCCTTACTAAACTTGTTTTATTATCTAAAAAATTTCTTAATCTCCAGAATTCTGACTGTAATTGTTTGTAGTCTTTACCCTTAACACCGAATTTAATCGCACCACCTTGAACCCATGATTGATATGCTGGTAAATCAGTTAGTTCGTTTCTTTCAAGTCTTTTTAATCTTTTATTCGCAATACTTGCCAATCTGCTTACTTCTTTCTTTAATGCTAAATACTTTTCACTTGCTACTTGTACCATATTAAACACTCCTTTTAAAAACTTTTTTTTTTCGGGGTAAATTTTTCTCTCAATTGCTGGCTTAAAATAGAGTAGGGCATTTAAACCCTACCCCAATTTACTGAATAACCCTATGCCATAGTATCAATTAAGTCAAAGAATAGTTTTTCAAATAATATATCTAATTGGTCTATATTTGATTGTTTCATATACATATATAGATATTTAATATTATTCGCTCTTCCATGTTCAAATGCGTGTATATTTTGTAGGTTTTCATTATTGAGTTTAGCGAAATTAGTTAAAGATAGTTTTAATACATTAATTCTATAATCTTTACATATTGCACCTATTTTTTTCATATTAATATTCATAATTAATACACTCTCCTTTTTTTATAATATAGAGTAGGGCATGTGAACCCCACTCTTATTAAATAGTTCCCCAGTTTACAGAATAGGCTTTCTTAGTTTCTTTACCCATCGTATATTCATACTCATAAATATTGAATGCAAATTTTCCTTCATTAATTAGTTTTACATATTCTTCATTATTTTTAATCTCTTCAACTATGTTTGTTAAATGTTTAGGCAAATTAATCATATAATCATCTGTCACAACTACTTCATTTTCACCAAACATTGATTTTCTATTAGTGTAGAACATTCTTACAGTATATATTCTGTCTTTATCTTCATTGTATAGTTCTCCTAACTTTTTGTACTCATGTTTGTCAGTTAGTTCATACTCAAATTTTCTAGTACCTCTGTTTAAACCATCGATTAAATTAAATTTCATAATTAATACACTCTCCTTTTTTTTTTTTT